CCCATGAATATTCAACCTCGGCAACATCCAAAAGTAAATCCTGCGGAACTCGTTGGAATGAAGAAGTTATGTGATGTGCCACAGGAAATGGTTGCGTTGTATCCCACAATTCTCGACAAACTGAAAAAATTCGAGTTTGCTAATCACTACAGTAATTACAATAAGAAAAAAGCCTGGTCGGCGATCTCATTGCGGGGGTATCACTATGATCCTCGTTTTATTGAAAAACCCTCTGAGATGAACAACGCTTGGCATGCAGAACACAAAGGGGAGTGGTTTGAATTGCAGGATACGGAAGTCTATACACACTTCCCCGAAGTACGGCAACTCCTGTCCTTTTTAGATGGCGACATCCATCGGGTGCGCTTCATGAAACTGACTCCGGGCGGTGGAGAATTACTCAGACACACTGATCAGGTCGATCCCGACGCCGGAAATTCCATTGGTGCATTAGCTCGACTGCACTTCCCCATTCAGACAAATAAGGACGTGCTCTTCACCACCTGGAATGAACGAGATGAACCAGTCCAATATCATTATGGTTTTGGTGAATGTTGGATCATCGATACTAGGAAGCCCCATATGGCAAAGAATGGAGGCATCGAAGAACGAATTCATCTTGTCGTGGACACCATTGTAACCCCAAAATTGGAGAACTTGATCCGTGAAAATAACCCCCAATGAACTTGATGTCATGTGTCAGACGGCAGGTATCACAAAAGACGCGCTCTATACTGCGCTCCGAACCATGGGACCGAAAGTCATCAAGCCAGCATTCCGTTCTGGATGGTCTGACTCCAATCCAGTTTTCTGTACCTGCTATTTTGTGAGCGAGTTTGCCTATTTCTACCTCGCACCCAAAGGCACGATCCCTTATTCCGTCAAAGTGCCAGGCGACCCCGGTCTCCATCGTTTTCTGAAATACCCCACAGGCGCAATCATTGATTTGACTGCGGAGCAATTTCCAGACTATGACCTAGTGAAATCTCTCTATCCCGTTGCCAAAGTCACCTATTTCATGCAAACGGGCTGCACAGGGCCCAGCAAACGCGCACAACAATTAGCAACTCTATTGGGGGTACCAACATCATGGTCAGATCCGAAGATTCAGTGATTGATACAATCTTATCTTCGGGTTGGGGTGATCCCAACCCACCAATTCAGGTGATTGAACATGACGGATTCTTCATTGTCAGGGACGACCTGTTGGGGTACGGCTCCAAAGCACGGTTTGTAGATTATTTCGTCCGTAATCTAGACGAAAGGGAAATTGTATTCGGTGGATGCCCTGCAACTGGATACGCACAGATTAGTCTACCGGTGGTAGCTAAACGGTATGGGAAATCAGTCCATCTCTTTATGGCACACCGTGATCCCAAGAAGTATACTGATTTTCAGAAATACGGAATGGAAATGGGAGCGAACTACCACTGGGTCCAGAATGGTATGCTCAGTGTGACCAAAGCCAGGGCGCGAGAATATCAACAACAAGATCCAACCAACCGTATTCTCCTCCCACTGGGGCTAGAGCATCCTACGGTATTAGCCAGCATCGTGATTGTTGCGCAGTCACAGATTCCATTCATACCCGACCACATCTGGTCAGTGGGGTCCAGTGGAACATTGAGTCGAGGACTCCAATTAGCCTTCCCTACCGCAGAGGTGCATTGTGTTTCTGTAGGACATACCATGAATGAGAGAGAAATAGGTCGTGCCATCGTTCATCACACACAATACCCATTCGATAAGCCTGTTAAAAAGGAAGAGTTGCCCCCGTTCAATTCTGCACGAACTTATGATGCAAAGGGCTGGTTTCCGATGGTTAAGTGGTATCGCACACACGCAAAACCAAATAAGGTTCTTTTTTGGAATGTGGCGTAAATGAATGCAGTCATTTATAAACAATGGAGATGTAAAAGTCTGACTTGACATTCCCCCCCAAATGTGAGATAATACTCAAATGACACAATGGTACTACGAACGGAACCGGGAACTCATGGAGTCCCCGGTCAACAAAAAATTCGACGAAATCCTCCGCATGACGAAAGATGAATTTCGCCAATGGGTGATCGATCTTCGCCTCACCGTGGTTCGCCTATGGGATGAAAAGGGACTCCCCCCACGTATGGGCTTTGATAAGCACGAAATCATCAAGCAATTTCAAGATCTCGAAAACTGTATCCCCAAGCAATACGAATGCCTGGATGAATATACAGGCGAACACAACCTCTTTCGCTCCACCGTCAACACAGGGAATGCCGTCAATCAGTTCTTTCCGACCATGATGAAGGTGAGGATCAACTATACTAACAACTCCGATACAGGGAAATCCATCTACGATTACTTCGCACAACCTGAACTCCTAGAGAGTTTCATGTTGTATGCCTCTAGGCATTTCAAGCGTGACAGTTTCTACCATTACTCCGTATCTGTGCATGTGCAAGATGAAGAATACCGTGGTGTCTTGCCTGTCACCGACACCGCGGAGAAATGGATTCAACTCTTTGAAACAAAGTTCAGAGCGCAAACTATATGGGATTACTGGCTCTCTCCAGAAAGTATGGAAAGTGATTATACAGGGTTTAGAGAAGACTTGCGTATCTCAAAAAATCTACGGCTCCACCGTGCCGATATTGAACGCCTTGGAGACCTGATCCCGTCGCATTGTAAAAATAACATCGATTGGGATAAGTCTGAATGTTACGGTATCCGTGTCTATAAAAAAGAAACCCGGCTCTTTCCTCTGGGACTGAAATGTTTCCGTGTGAGCTTTTGCCAATACGCCGTCAACTTCCCCCCGATTGTTGCCAAATATATCTACGAACGCTTCACAAAAGATTGGCAGCATGAGCCAAACATCTACGTGTGGGACCCCTCCGCTGGTTGGGGAGGGCGTTTACTCGGTGCGTTAGCCGTAGATGATTCTCGGCACCTAGTATATTTGGGAAATGATCCCAATACAGATCATACCACCACACCAGGTCGGACCAAATATCATGAAATTGCCGACTTCTACCGTGAACACGTCACGAAAGGTGGTTTGTGGGCAGCCCAGCATACCGATACTTACTTTTGGCAAAAGGGTTCAGAAGTGATGCAATTCGATCCAATGTTTCAGGAATTCAAAGGAAAATTGAGCGTGGTCTTTACGAGCCCGCCCTATTTTTCAAAAGAAGCCTACTCAGAGGACCAGGATCAGTCGTTTAAGAAATTTTCCCAATATGACGAATGGAAGGTCGGATTTCTACATGAAACACTTAAGACCGCGGTCGAGTGGCTGCGCCCAGGTGGATATCTCATATGGAACATTGCCGACATTGAACTTAGCGACAAGATTCTCCCTTTAGAAAAAGACTCACGAGCATTTCTTGAGCAGGCAGGAATGAAATGTGTGGAGGTGATAAAAATGGCATTAGCCCAGTCACCCGGTAGCCACCGAATCAGTTCGGAAACGGGATTACCTAAAGCAAAAAACTTCTGCAAGACGAATAATTTATGGCTGAAATTTGAGCCATTGTTCGTGTATAAAAAACCACTATAAGATCTAGTCAGACCTCTAAAACTATCCCCTGCGACCGGCAGAACCGGCTTCAGGGCGGCGATCTCCCCAGGCGCACTATAAGCATCATCTAGCTACTAAATGAGTGTAAAATTGACTTATTACTGTGGCATTTTGCCACACTTGACAACTCCCTACCTCTTTGTTATACTCTAGTGATGAGAACAAACACACAAATCAATATCGGTTCCTCCGTTTCTCATACTTCCACATATGGCATGCAGGGCGCCCACGGCAAGGTTGTGGCCGAGGCCGGGGTTCGCTATGGTCGTCGGTATGTGTGGGTGAACTATACAACTCCAAAGACTGGTAAGACGTTCAATTCTGCCTTCTGGGATCAGGTGTTGCGACCTTCCCTCAAAAATCCTACTGTACTCCCAGGCACCATTCCACATTCGCTTCAATAAGAAAGGTACCATGAACTTTACAGTCGAATCTAAGAGTCTTCTAGCAAAATTGCTGGCAACCGAAAATATCACTATCGAACATCAACCCGGACTCGCTACAGCCAAGTTCGACATTAAAAACCGGGTGATGTATTGCCCCCTATGGAACGCGATGGGAGGTGATCTGTATGACCTTCTCTTGGGGCACGAAGTGTCGCATGCATTGAATACCCCCCCGAACGGATGGCATGATTCTGTTGTCTATGCTGGCGGCGATGAAAAGGCGTCTAGTGGGGAACAGAAAGCCTTCAAGCACTTTTTGAATGTGGTCGAGGATGCCCGAATCGAACGACTAATCAAAAGAACGTACCCAGGTCTTCGTGCACCCATGATTCGCGCATATCGGGAGTTGGTCTATGAACGCAACTTTTTCAATATCAAGGACAAAAATCCACAATCATTTTTCCTTATCGACAAATTGAATCTGTTAGCTAAATTGGGCACCAGTATTTCTATCACATTGACCCCCCAAGAGCAACCATATTTTGATCGAATGATGAACCTTGAGACTTTCGATGAAGTTGTGGTACTCACCAAAGAACTCTATGCATATAGTGTGAAAGAGCAACAGGAACGAAAATCGGAGCAGAAGAAAAAAGAGAAGGATGCGGAGCAGAAGAAAAAAGAGAAGGATGCGGAGCAGTCTGCCGATTTAGGTGAACAAGAAGAATCGGTCTCTCTACCTGAGGATGGTGAGGGCGATTCGGAAGAATCGGTCTCTCTACCTGAGGATGGTGAGGGCGATTCGGAAGAATCGGTTGGGCAAGGGGAGGGCGATGAACAGACTGACTCACAAATAGACGACGCACCGCTCGAAAAGAGGGAAGAGGACCAGGATTCTACAGCGACTAAAGATTTTACTCCCACGTCCCTCACAGACGATGCGTTTCGGAACAATGAACCATCCCTCTCAGAAACAACGAGAAAAAACTATATCCTCGACATACCAACCCCAAACCTTAAGAACATTGTGATCCCGGCCGCAGTGGTGAACGAAAGTTTGTCGCATTACTACTTTAACCGTGCGGCTGCCAATGCACTACTAGACAAATTTAGGAACAACAACGCAACATATGTCAATCATCTTGTTAAAGAATTTGAAATGCGAAAGGCAGCGAAGTTGTACAACAAATCCAAGGTGGCGGACAACGGAGATATTGATGTTAACAAACTCGCCTTCTATAAATTTGAGGATGATATCTTCAAAAAAATTCGTGTTATTCAAAAAGGAAAATCACATGGATTTATCCTGTTGCTAGATCGTTCATCCTCCATGCGTTCTATGGTCATGGAGGCGACAGAACAGATTCTTATTTTGGCTACCTTTTGCCGAAAGGTGAATATCCCCTTCAACGCATACACATTCACGACCCTCCCTGACGGGAAAGAGGCACTGAAGCAAGCCGGCGTTATCACGCAAGGGAATGGGTTCAAGCAATTTTCACGGAATGATAAAGAAATGGAGCTTCACAGTGAACCTGAGGACTTCCTATCATTCCGTGAAATTCTTCATTCTCGCATGCCTGCGTCTGAATTCAACAACGCATGTGCAAATCAATTGATACTCGCGGCAAGTTTTCAAAGGGGGACCGGGGAGGTACCGGCACAGGAACACATGGGCTCAACCCCACTAATCCAAGCCTTAATTGCAGTGCGTGAACTCATTCGCAACTTCAAAAAACAACACAGAGTGGATTTTACCAATCTGATTGTTATCCATGATGGTGACGCCGATGTTGTACGCAATCAATACCACCACGATGAAGCTGGAAGGAAACTCACACGATTCATCTCCACTTACAACACCGTTGTGTATGTTCGTGATAAAAAAGAACATCTAACCATTTCAGCGAGCGAGCATGGGATGGCCGCAGCAGTACTACAATGGGTTCAACAAACAACCGGAGCGGGGGTGTTCGGTTTCTACGTCCTTGGTGCTCATTCTCAAAAGAAGAGAGCTATCCAATCCATGTATCGGGACGTTAATGGTAGATCGTTTCTCGGCAAACATGACTATCAGATAATGACAAAAATTGACCAACTTAATGCAGAACGGTTCCTGGAGTCATATTCACCCGGTTATAGTCGCTTCTTCTTTATTCCTAGCGGGGATCTTCTAAGCACAACCAAACCGGAAATAGAGGACGATGGAAAGAAATGGACTGCGGCACGCTTGTTATCTGCCTTGAAAAAGAGCGGTGTCAAACAAAGGGTCAGTCGCGTACTAGTGCAGAGGTTTATCCACCTTATTGCAGGATAACCCCAATAAAATCAAGAACTTGTATACAAAGATAATCCTTGACTTTCCTGGGGATTTTGGTATAATTATACTGTTGGTGATACTACTTCAGAAGGGAGTCATAATGCCGAAGTGTGAAGATCTGCATGCAACCTGGGTAAAATTGCTGGTGGCAACGGGAAAAAAGATTGTGTCTCTTGAGGATATTCGAGAAATCATGGTAAAACATGACCTCAAGAAGCCGCAATGGTTTACGAAAGATAGTTCCGTTCGAGCAGGACACGGGTTGTACCATGTACCATTTGCCATAAGAGGTGTTGAAAATCCTATGCCCCCAAAAGTGTCTAAGAAATCAACCCCCGTTGACACCACAACAGTTGAACTCAACAAGTCCCTCGAATCACTCACACAACCCACCAAGGTCCGTATTGGAGAAATGATAACGGATCTCGAAGAAAAGTGTAGTGTACCCGAGAAATATAAGAACTTCGTTCCATTTGGGCCCTTCGATGATATCAAGGCGATTATTACATCCAAACAGTTCTACCCCGTCTTCATTACCGGGGATTCCGGTAAGGGGAAAACGTTGGGGGTGGAACAAGCTTGTGCCTTGCTCGGTCGTGAGTATATTCCCTTTAGCATGACGCCGGAGACTGACGAAGGAGACCTACTGGGCAACTATGTCATGATCAAAAATGAAATGGTCTGGCGTGATGGTCCCGTCACAATCGCCGCTCGGCGCGGTGCAGTGTTGTGTCTGGATGAACTCGATTACGGCGCCCAGAATCTTTCCCCCCTTCAACGTGTCTTAGAAGGGAAACCCTTCTTATTGAAGAAGAAAGGGGAAATTGTTACCCCGAAAGAAGGATTTCAAATCTTCGCTACCGCAAATACCAAGGGAAAGGGTTCAGAGGATGGACGGTATATGTACACCAACATCCTCAATGAGTCCTTACTTGAGCGATTCCCTATTACTATCGAACAGCCTTGGGCGCCGGCGGCGGTTGAACGCCGTATCGTGAAAAAAGAACTGGAGGCCTCAGGTCGAAGCGATGATTCATTCGCAGAGTTACTTGTACAGTGGGCGTCCATTGTGCGTAAATCTTATGAACAGGACGGTCTCATTCAAGAAGTTATTTCAACCCGGCGTCTGGTACACATTGCCCGTGCCTTTCCGATCTTCAGCGGGGACCGCATGAAGGCAATCACCTACTGCCTTAACCGGTTCGATAACACCACCAAGTCGGCAATGATCGATTTATATACGAAATGTGACCCGTCGGTAAAAGCGGATGTCAATGACCCCAGTCTCGTAGCTAGCTACGGGGCGCCAACTATTTCCAGCGGTGTCTCGTAAATAACCCTTGACAGACTGAGAAAAGTGTAGTATAATTATAGTTGTCATGGTGATAAAACACCAAGGGCTATCAAGATGGAGGTGCTTTATGTAGCCGCGTAGTTAGGTAGAAAGTCAGTGTCAATTCAATATGTGGAGGTTGGCCGCGCTCCTTTTTACTGCGGCGGTTTCAAAGTGAGGTTAACATGAGCAAGGTATCAGCAAAGACAAAGATTCTCACCTTCTTGAGCAAGACTTCGGGATACAACACCCTGAGTGTGGCGCAGGCGCATGCACGTTTTGGTATCAAGAATGTCGGCACTCTGGTTTCACAGCTTCGTCGGGAAGGTTACGCAATCTATGCGAACATGAAGCACCGGGCCGATGGTTCCCCTGTGAAGGTGTATCGTTTGGGTCGTCCGTCAGCGTCATTCATCGCTGAGGCGAAGCTTCGCGGCGTCACTGCCAAGGGCACAACATTGTAATTCTTCTCCTAGTGTAAATTCTATTGTATATGTTGGCGGGAGCCTGTAATACAGGCTCCCGTCTTTGTCTTTATCCCAGGCCATTTATGAATCTATCTGAACTCCAGAAATGGGATTTGCGGTTTATTGAATTAGCTAAACATATCAGTTCATGGTCGAAAGACCCAAGCACCCAGGTCGGTGCCGTCATTGTTGATGACCGCTACGTTGTCCGTGGTATGGGATACAACGGATTTCCTCGCGGAGTCAAGGATTCTTCAGATCGTTACGCCATCCGAGAACTCAAATACCAGTATATCGTACATGCCGAACTCAATGCCATTCTCAATGCCCACGATTCTGTAGAAGGGTGCTCTATCTACGTCTGGCCCACACTTATGTTCCCCGTTACCTGTCCTGAGTGTTGCAAATCTGTCATTCAATCAGGCATCGTAGAAGTGGTATCGTATATCCAAGAAACCACACCACGGTGGCATAGCATGGCTGATATCAGCCATGCTATGCTCTCAGAAGCAGGGGTCAGAATGCGAGGAATTGAGTGTCATAGATAATGTCATGGCATGATCATTCACCAGGAGGCTTGATGTGGAAATACAAATCAATCTAGAGGAACTTAAGAAAAAACAATTGTTTATTGCTACCCCAATGTACGGCGGGGTGTGTCACGGTATGTACATGAAGTCATGCCTTGACCTTCAAACGCTCTTCCAGCAATACGGCATCGTCTCTCGGTTCTCCTTCATCTTCAATGAATCCCTCATTACCCGCGCAAGGAATTACCTGGTTGATGAATTCCTTCGCTCGGAGTTTACACACCTACTCTTCTTGGACTCAGATATCCACTTCAACCCACAAGACATTATTGCAATGCTTGCCTTAGACAAAGAAGTGATTGGGGCACCCTATCCCAAGAAAGCAATCAATTGGGGTAATGTTGCTGAGGTTGCACGAAGATTCCCCGCCTTGAACCCTAAGGAACTTGAGACAGTGGTAGGCGACTATGTATTCAATGTGGTCAAGGGTACTGAGAAATTCCAAGTGGCTGAGCCGTTAGAAGTTATGGAAATCGGAACAGGGTATATGTTAGTCAAACGGGAAGTCTTTGGATTGTGGAAAGCAGCCTATCCTGAGAAGCAGTATCGGCCGGATCATGTTGGGCAGTCAAACTTCGATGGAAGCCGATACATTCATGCCTACTTCGATACAGAAATCGATCCCGTATCCCATCGCTACTTGTCAGAAGATTATGCATTCTGTCAATGGTGGAGAAAGATCGGCGGAAAGGTGTGGCTCTGTCCATGGGTCTTGACCCAGCATGTCGGCACCTATGCCTTCACAGGTAATATGCCGAAGATTGCAGATTTGTTGGGAAAACTGTAATATGATCATTGGGTTGATTGGATTGATTGGAAGCGGAAAGGGGTCAGTCGGAGATATTCTTGTTCGGGACTATGGGTTCACACAAGATGCATTTGCGGCTCCCCTCAAAGACGCCGCGGCGAATATCTTCGGCTGGGATCGAGAACTCCTTGAGGGGGACACCCCCGAATCTCGTGCATGGCGTGAAGTGCCTGACCCCTACTGGTCCACACAATTTGGGCATGATTTCACCCCGCGGCTTGCACTGCAATTGTTGGGAACAGAAGCCGGAAGAAAGGTCTTTCACGAAGACATCTGGGTAGCAAGTCTTATCAATCGGATCTCAAAACGATCCGGTAGCACAGTCATTACCGACGTGCGTTTCAAAAATGAAATCTGCGCCATTCAAAAAATCGGAGGAGTAGTTGTTCGGGTACAACGAGGGCCAGACCCAGATTGGTTCCCTGCCGCCCTTTGCGCCAATAGAGGGAACACGGCAGCAGTAGAAGAAATGAAAACACTCGGTATCCACCAGTCTGAATGGGACTGGGTAGGGTGTTCAATGAATTATACCATCTACAATGATGGAACCCTGAAAGATCTACAGGCCGAAGTAAAACAATTGCTTGAGATTGAACCTGAACTCTTGACAAGACCGTAGTAATCGTGTATACTATTCTTTATTATTCACCTGTGAGGTCACTATGAAACTCTCTAAACCAACTTTGGATATTCTTAAAAATTTCACAACAATCTACGAAGGACTGGTGGTCAAGCAGGGTAATACTCTTCGTACCGTGGACAAAGGCAAGACCATTCTTGCCCAAGCGGTCGTAGATGAAACCTTCCCAAGCGATTTTGCCATCTCAGACCTGAACCAGATACTCGCCATTCTCTCCTTGAGCAAAGACTCTACTGAGATTGACGTGAAAGGAAACGACATTGTGATTACCGGCCTCAACGGTCGGAGCAAAATCACCTATCGGTGTTGTGATCCTGAGCTATTGAAGAAACCGCAAGATAAAAATATTACCCTCCCCACACAGGATGTTACCTTTCTCCTCACAGAGGCCGACCTGGATTGGATTACAAAATCAAGCAATGTGCTGGCCTGCCCAAACATTGCCATTGTTCGTTCCCGTGGCATCTTGAGTATTCGATTACTTGATGCTCAAAACGATTCTGCTCACACTGACACGCTTGAGATTGAGAAACAAGAGGGCCCTGACCACTTTCTACTATTCAAGACAGAAAATTGGAAGATGATTCCAGGCACCTATGAAGTCGTGATATCTGCTAAGGGTATTTCGTATTTCAAAAACACCGCCAGAAAAATCGAGTACTGGATTGCCTTGGATCAAAAAGGGAAGTAAACTCGACACACAAACAACAAGAGGAGAATACGCAAATGGAAGCAACCAATCTAGAAACCATTAAAAGACTTGAACGTGACCGATCAGATCTCCTGGAGGCCTTGGCTCGCCTCGAAGGGGAAACATCCAGCGCCACCGTGATCGAACCGGCACATTTCTTTGGTTTATTGGACATTGTTAAACTTACCATTTACAAGCTATACCCATAGTGTACATTTTCGTACACTAAAACCTTGATGTAAGACTCACCCCCCGGTCTTAAGTGCTGTCATATGCCCGTTTTGGCGGTCCTGGAAGGTGTTTAGGAGACTTTATTACTATGAAACATGTCATCTGGACTGAGAAATACCGTCCAAAAACAATTGTCGATTGTATTCTTCCCGATAGACTGAAATTGCCCTTTGCGGAATATGTTAAGCAGAAAACTATTCCAAACCTTCTCTTGACAGGTAGCGCAGGCGTCGGAAAAACCACCGTCGCCAAAGCCATGTGTGAAGAGATTGGATGTGACTATTTGGTGATCAACGGATCAGATGAATCCGGTATTGATACCTTCCGCACTACGATCAAAGGGTACGCCTCCAGTCTGTCCATGGAAGGGGGACGTAAAGTCATCATCATGGATGAAGCGGATTATCTCAATCCCAATTCCACCCAACCCGCTCTTCGTAGTGCCATGGAAGAGTACGCCAAGAATTGTTCCTTTATCTTCACTTGTAACTTCCGCAATCGTATCATCGATCCTCTGCAATCCAGATGTGCGGTAGTAGACTTCACCCTGAAAGCCGGGGAGAAGCAAAAGATGGCAACGGAATTCTTTGCCAGGATACAAGGTGTTCTCAAAAACGAATCAGTGGAATTTGATAAGAAGGTGTTGGTCGAATTCGTCACCAAATTCTTTCCCGACTTTCGCCGTATTCTCAATGAACTACAACGGTATTCCCAATTCGGAAAGATCGATGTGGGGCTTCTCAGCCACCTAGGGAATATCGAGATGGAAGAAATCGTCAAGCACCTGAAAGCGAAGGACTTCGGTGCAATGCGAAAGTGGGTAGGCACAAATGACATTGACCCCTCGACCTTGTACAGGAAACTCTACGATAACCTGTACACCGTTCTGAAGCCGGAGTCTATCCCTCAGGCGGTGTTGCTGTTGGCGGATTATCAATACAAGCAAGCCTTCGTCGCCGATGCAGAAATCAACGTCATGGCACTCATGACAGAACTGATGTTGGGGTGTGAATTCATATGAAACACCCACTGCTATACGATGTCATAAAAAGTCTGATAGAAGAAGAGATGAACTAAATGAGTGATCTATTGAGTCCTTTTGATTTCGTCAAAGCCATTCAACAAACCAAACACAACCTGATGGCTGATCCACAGTCAGTGAAGGAGTATGTGCCGTTCATCACGAACAAAGCCCTCTCCTCCGACCTGGATACCATCTTAGATGCTAATGAAATGAATAGACGCCACCATCTTGACAAAAAAATGCAGTTCGGGTATCTCTTGCACAAGGTCCGGGCGCGAAGGCGTCCCTTTCATCCATGGCTCAAGCATACCGTCAATGCTGATGTGACCGCAATTAAGACCGTATGGGAGTGCTCCACGGGTAAAGCATTAGAAATATTGCGTGTTCTGACTCCCGAACAGATGGAGAAGGTCAGACAATTCACCGACCCGGGTGGAAAACTGAAAAAGACTAAATAACCTCACATTTCTAATTCTATTATGAGGTTATCATGGATCTTACCCGGTGTGTTGAAATTACGCTTAAGCAACCAGATGATTTTCTTAAAGTACGCGAAACCCTGTCTCGGATCGGTGTGGCATCACGCAAGGATAAGACCTTGTACCAATCATGCCATATCCTCCACAAACGGGGCAAATATTACATTCTCCACTTCAAACAATTGTTTGCGTTGGATGGGAAGCCCACGGATATCTCTGAGAATGACATTGCCAGAACAAACGCGATTGCAAAATTGTTAGCTGAATGGGGATTGGTCAACCTTGTTCAACCAGAAGTGTTAGGAGAAGTGGCCCCATTACATCAAATCAAGATCATCACACACAAAGAAAAGGATCAGTGGACACTCGTAACAAAATACACCATCGGAAAGAAACGCATAGAGTAAATATGAGCCTTTGATACATTAATACATGAGCCTTTGATACAACAAACTACAACCACACACACACAACAAATTTACACTGACAGAAAAAGGCCCTCAAAAGCCAGGATGATAGCTTAAGGCTATCGGAAGTCAACTTATCCCCACAATCACAGGGATAGACCGACTTGAAATGCGTCCCGCGGTTGCATTGCAACCGACCGACGGTGCTGAACAGGGTGACAGCAGGACCCCACCCTCCTCGCAAGAGGTAAGCATGTGATTGTTGCCAAAAGGTAGTGGGTAGCTTATGTGGGCATATTTGCCGCGTAAGCTACCTCTTTGCCTTTTACCTACAACTACCAACCAGAACCGTTTGCGAGCAACGCGAGCAAACGCGAGCGAAGCGAGCTAATACATCCTCATTAGATTCTCTCGCTGCCGCTCGCCACCTAAATAAGTCTAAAATACTTACCGCCTAAAACTCGCGGTGCGCGAGCCTAAGAAGGATAGCTATTGCCTATTCATCACATTATACCAAAACATGAATGGTTGAAACGATTTGGATCGTTGGTGGGTGTCAACGCTCCAGATAATCTGGTACGACTAACCCTTTCACAACATGCTGAAGTACATTTGCTCCTCTATGAATTGAATCATGATGAATTTGATCTTATTGCCCACCGATCCTGTGTTGGAACACTCCTAAAACGAAAAAAGAAACGCATACATAAACCGAAGAGAAAGAAGTCTCGCCGAAGGAAATATGTGAAGACTCGAAGGAAATATGTGAAGACTCGAAGGAGAACACGATGAAGACAACTTCTGGTTATTGTCAATTGGTTTGTTCGCATTGTCGGGACCCATTACACACTTGGGAAACCTATTTTGACTATGATGAACGGGTGTGTAGCACCTGCCATCACAATGCTCAAATTGATCATCAACCATTACCCTGCCCGTTCAAAGCACCTCGTAGCCGCAAATTTAGGGAGAAACCTCCTAAGCCGAATACTGTGACGACCGTTGGGCAAACCTGTACGGTAGGCACGATGGAATGGTCGAATTGGCAAAATGGAGGGGTGGCAAAATGACTCGATATCAACTCTGGTATAGAATTTGTGAAACTGCTCAGGCCCCGTTCGTGTACATTCACAATCGGTTTGTGTGCCCTAGTGACCGTGTGATTATCCATCATAAAGGTTTTGGGAAAGGACGATATCACGATGCTGATTACATCATGTTGTTTGTGATGTTCCAGATGCTTGTGGATTTTATTGAAATTGAATGCTCCTATAGTAATCACGCCTCCCGACATCTCTTTACGACACCATGGGAGAAGTGTTATGAATGGCTGAGGAACATTCCTGTCCTTCATTGGTTTCTTTCACCGGTACGGAACGCTCGCCGTGGACTCCATCGGTTACGATGGGAAATGACCTTGGACAGGGTGGAATATCC